TTTCCGGGAAAATACAATCTCACGATGTTCTTAACATGAACGTTACATTCAGAGGAACTGACGGAAAAGATTCTACTATTCATGGAGGTGTTTTTTCATTCCCCGAAAATACATACCGCGCCGGTGTTGATGGAGAAGAAGGTGAAGATGGAGAAGAAGGTGAAGAAGGTGAAGATGGTGACGAACGTCAGCTTGCTTTAAACTCTGAACCTGACACAGGTAAAGATTATTCCTACATTAAAAGAATCGCAGACGCTGCAGATCGCTGGGCTTTATCAAACTCACCACGTGATCCCAACAAAGCGACAGCTGCACCACCACGCTCCTTATCTATTCCAAGAAGAACTTCTGCGGGTAGACTTGCTGTATCACCCAACCCTGTAGTATCAAGAACGCCACAAAGAGATGAAGATGTCCAGGAATTTGGAGACTATATGGCACCACGCCAAGAGGCAGCGTATAAAAGAAATCGATCAAGGTCAAGAGTATTTCCACCAGACGAAATGGAACCTCTAGAAATATCTGAAGAGGAAATGGAAAAACAATTAATGATAACTGCTAAAAAATTACTTAGAAATTTGAATTCATTATTTAAAAGTGACATGAACGGTCCTGAATTACAGAGACGAGTTAAACGTTACAATACACTTCTTGAATTGCAAAAAAGTATACTAAGAAAAAGTAATATACCGGATGATCATTCTTTCACTCAAGCCATAGCAGGTGAAGCTGAAGCTGTACAAGCCATGATAAGGATACTGGAAGAAGTTACGGGTGAAGGAGGTGAAGAAGTTGAAGAAGGTGAAGAATATTAAACTTTTTGAAACACAAATTTTTTTTCGAAATTCCCATTACTTTTTGTTTTTCCATAAGTAGTTACGAATACGTATCCAGATGTATATGTATTATTTTTTTTCAATTCGTTTATGTATACTTCAGTTGACCAATATTGATGAAAAGAAACAGAATTCAAACACTTTGTTGTTTTAGAATGACCAGGAGATGCATATTCAATAATATTTGAATATCCATGCACAAGTATGTTAGATCTGTTTTTCATTACGAAATTGAACGTGTATATTGGTACAGACTCCATACGTGTTCCTGCATCTTTTGCAAATATCCATTCTCCATTATTTATTCTAATTGGATGCCACTCCGTCAATTGTATTCCATCCACGTCTACTATAACCGTATTTTTATTTGTTTCGTTTGATACAATGCACTCTATTTCTGAAAATCCATTGTTTGTCAACAAGCACACATTTTTTTGTACTATAATTTCTTCTATCGTCATATAAAAGATTGTATTTCCACGTTTCACTTTCAGTTTTTGTTTCAAATTTGCAAAACAACCACCTCCTCTCAAAAATTCATCAGGGAGCGCAGCTGGACGTGCGAGTGGAAAAGTTGTATTATTGTTTACCCAATTTGTCCTCACTCTCAAAAGACTGGGTTCAGGCGGTGTTGTTTTAGAAAAAATTTCTTCTCCCGTATTGCAAAATGTTTCAAAAATACTTGAAGTGTACTTTTGTAACACTTTGTCATTATAATTTGTCCTTATTTCTTGAAGAAGAGCTTGAGATAGAGAATATACAAAATGTTTTCCCCATGTATTATAATAATTATTCAAACCAAGTATTACTTCGCGAACCGTTTCTCGAAGTGTTTCGTCTTCAATGTTAGTCAACATTTCAGATAACTTTTTTGCATTTTTATTTCTAATGATTTCTATGACATCTAATCGACAATGCTCTTTGTTTACTTTTTCATTTTCTTTACTATGCGTAAGTTTAATAGGAATACCATTTATAGATGCATATTCAACTTTTTTGCCATTGTAACAAAAATTCCTATTTATTCCTTTGACTAAAATCCCTGCATCAATTCTTTGCTGATTCCCAGAAATAACTGTACAGTCAACATATTTATTCTTCATTAAATCAACTTCTCCTTCCACTGTCAATGTGGAAGAAGAAAATATAACATTTTCTTGTGAATAAACTCCAAAAATAACTGCCATTAAATTGACAGTAAATGCACACAAAAATTGTGTCTGTGGAATATGAAACACATGTGAAATTTCAGACAATAGTTCTGTATCCAATTGGTTCCCGATTGCCATTGAAAATATTTTGTATTGTACACCTTTTTTCTCGTATGTTTCGGCTTTATATTGCTCTAACGCTTGCTTATATTTACCAGGTCTTTGAACATCTATAGTGGGTTCACCATCTGTGTATATTATACATACAGATACTACATTTTCTGTTAATGGACTTTCCAACATAAATTCTCCAGTTTTATTAATAGCACTTGTCAAATTAGTCATTCCTTCTGTTTTAAGTGATCTCACAATATTCTCTGCACCAGTCTTTCCTTCTTGATCCATTTTTTTCCATTCCATAATGACCCTCGAGTTTGATTCAAAAACGATTATACATAAGTAATCTTCTTCTTTCATCATTCCAATAATAGTTAAAATACTATGTATATTTATATCTAAATTGTTCCATCCTTGATTTAAATTTTCACCTTGTTCTCCTTTACAAACTGCTGGTGAGTTCATACTTCCTGAAATATCAATGGTAAGAAGCAATTGTACATTCGGTCTTGGACCATCAGAACTCGGAACTATGACTTCTATCACTCCCCGGTTTGCATCGTCGTCGTGGTATACGTTTCCCGTCAACATCTTGTGCCTTGTTTTTGTGTTTAGTGACAGTTGGAAGAAATGAAATCTGATCCTCTATGAAATATACGTGTGCGATGAAATGGATTTTGCTATTCTTTATATAAACTTATATTTAAAATACAGTATCAACAGAGTCACAAATACACAAACCCAATTTTTATAGATTAAAAAAATATACTTTGGACTATTCAAATATATTTTTTAAAAATAAAAAATGCGGTTACGCGATTAATGTAAATATATATTATAGTAAAAAATAAATGTTTGGATGCATGAATAAACCACCTGAAATGTTACAAATGCACACAACAGTTACAGAAGCTATAAGTGAAAGTAACGGTGGTACAATAACGTGTACACCCATAGGTGTTGAACCGATTCGATATACATGGACAGACGCTTGGCAAAAACAAGTGGAGCTTCAACTAGATTCAACAAAAAGTGAAGCAATAAATGTTCCTCCTGGTGATTATCATGTGACCGCAGAAGACGCTCTAGGACGTCAAGCGTGTGTAAAAGTAAGAATAAAACAGTGTCAGTTGCCGGTTGTAATAGGGTATCAAACAGAAGGTGCAACAACAGAAGTTTCAAGGGATGGAAAAGTTACCGCTTTAATTGCACCTTCCATACACAATGTAAAGTATTTATGGACATCTGGTGCTATTACAAACGAACCAACACTACATGACGTGCGTTGTGGTCAATATTGTGTTACATTGATTTCAGAACATGATCAACAACCTATTATTTTCATACATGCGGCGAAACCGGCAATCGTAAAAGTTGGTGTTCTGTAAAATTTTTTAGTTACAGAATTAAAAAAGAATTTATGAGTCGCGATTTAGCAGACACTTCTGAACAAAAACCTACAAAAACTTTGGAAGAAGTTGAATACAAATGTTTTTTAAACGATGAACAAGTACCTTGCAGAAATATGACATTCAGAGTCCCAGATTTTTGCAAACCTCGTGTTGGTGTTGACAACATTCGCTCTTCCACCATGTCATGCATGCTAGGAACACCTGCACGTGTGAATCCTGTAAGTGAGCGTCACGAACCAAAAGTAAAAAGTGAGCCAGAAAAACCGTTTGAAGAGTAAGTTTTAAAAAAATAATAACCTGTCATCTAATATTATTGTTATAACTATTCGTAAGTGTATTTTTAATATATATTTTTAGTTTTTTTTTAAATAATTAAGGGCGAGTATTCACAAAAAGTGTCAACTCGTAAGGATTCGGAATTTTAAACCTTATAGAAGGTTTATGTATTTTATCAGGCCAAACATTGACAAAACCAATTTTTATCCAGTTTCCTTCTATAAACGCTTCTATATCAGAACTTCCATTTTTTTTTAGTTTGTACCTCAAGGGATCATCAGGTACAACTGGAATTCTTGATGTAACTTTACATTTAAGCTTATATATTGCCATTATCTATATAAAATTTATTTTGTATAGACATATATAACGTAATTATTCATTTTTCACAATATGAAATGAAAAAATGAAAAATAGGTATAGGGAATATTTGGAGAATTACAGATTTATATAGTGTTTAATTAATTTTAGTTTTAATAAAAAAATGTTGTCCACATTTGTGTATATTTTAGCACTTAATTTAGATTTTGATACTGATGCAGTTATAGGTGGTAAAAAAAGAAGTTTTACTTATTACCCCACAACCACCAACATAAGTTGTAACGATTTACAAATTATCAATACAACCAACGTAAAAATCATTTCTTCTTTATCCAACGATGTTTGCATAGGAAATGAAAACGGACAAGGATTCAGTAAAAATTATATCTTGGGACAATTTAAAAACTACTACGTACAACATGAAAATACAACAAATCCAATAGCACAATATGACTTGGATGAATTACAAACTAGTGTAGCATTTACAAAAGATGTAAAATTAAATGAATATGTTTATAAAAGTTACAAATATATTCCGCTATTAATAGATACAACATGTGGAGAGTTATTTGGTACCAATAATTACACACATGTTAAAATCAAAACAAATGATACAATTTTATGTACTGGTTCTGTCAACGGTTTTCATCCTTCTGATTTCACGTTGTCACGTTTTAAAACATACGAGATTGAATTCGATATTCGATACAAAAATAGTATTTCAGTGACAACAGGGTCTGTTATACTTTGCTCTAATAGTTGCGCTGATCAGTATTCCTCAGATGATGTATGTGATGATGGCGGTCCTGGTTCCGAATACAATAATTGCGATCACGGCAAGGATTGCTCAGACTGTGGACCCAGATTTTATATGCCACCATCACCTCCCCCAACACCACCTCCCTCACCTCCTCCTC